GATTTAATTCTAATGTGGCATATGCTAGACAATTCAATACATCTGTTGGACAGTATTCAATTTCTGGATTATTTAATTCACTGGAATATGACAGAATATTCCCTACAGCAATTGGATCTTATGGACTTTCTGGATATACGATGTTTGGCGCAAAAGGTCTAGTGTTTCCGGCAGCATCTGGCACATATTTATTAGATGGATCGGCTTCTATATTATTGAGCAATAGATTGTTATCAATTAATACGGGTTTATATGGTATAACCGGATTAAGTTCAATTCTGCCATATTCTAGATTATTTAATACAAACACTGGATCGTATTCAGTTGTTGGACAAAATTCATCATTGTATTTCAATAGAAAATTGAATGCAGTGGTTGGATCGTATTCAATTGGAGGAATGGGATCAGGATTAGCATATTCCAGAATATTCCCAACAGCAATTGGCGCATATGACATAAATGGATTAAACGTATCACTTGCCAAAGGAATTAGGTTTAACACTGCAACGGGTACATATGAATTGGCTGGAATTGCAACTTCATTGGAATATGATAGAATATTCAATACGAACATCGGTTCATATAATATTATTGGAATAAATTCGTTACCTAATTACAATAGACGATTCAATGCAAATATTGGTTCGTATAATATCGGTGGCATTAATTCAATATTAGTATCGGCCAGAATGTTGCCAGTAAATATTGGAAATTATTCGATTAATGATATTACATCTCAATTGGCTTATTCTAGAATATTTGACACGGATATTGGATTGTATAACATCATGGGAAGTCCTGTGGTTTCAACCAAAGGAATGATTCTATACGTTTCCAATGGACTTTATGGTATATCTGGGCTGTCTTCAAGTCTAGTCGCTGCTAGAAATATCGCAACATCAATTGGAAGTTATTCGATTAATGGAATTGGTACAGGACTCCTAACCGGTCATATGATTCCTGCTAGTATTGGAAATTATTCGGTTAGTGGACAAACTTCCGGTTTATTGAAATCAAGCACTGTAAATGCAAATGTAGGATCATATTCACTATCTGGATGTAACTCTAATTTATTGTCTTCGTTCCGATTAAGTTCTGATATTGGAAATTATGGCATATCTGGTTCAAATGCAACCATACTTAAGTTTTACGAATTACCAGCTATCACCGGCGAATATTCTATACTAGGAAGCAATATAATTCTTCCAATTGATCATAGATATTTCGAAGTTCTTTCCGGTACATATGGATTAGTTGGAATTGATTCAGGATTATTGCGCGGAATTGTAATAGATGCAGATAGTGGTTCATATGTTCATATTGGCAAATCATCATCGTTTGTATATTTGTATCCATATTACGAAACTGTGCGTGTCGGATCAAAAATTTACATATCAGATACATTGTTACAAGGAACATCTGCCATAGATGCAATAATCAATAAGGATTCTAATATCAATAAAATAAGAAGGAGAAAATCACCACTATGACGATTTATCAAGGAGATACATCCATTGTATTCAGGCTGGATACCGGAGTTGACAATCTGGATATTGCTACCAAAATTGAAATTCATGTATTGAAACCAGGTGGTACTGCTGTTATATGGACAGCAACTCAATATGGAACTACATCAGAAATTACATATACTTCAACGACGGGAGATT